TGGGATAACATCAGAAAGAAAAGAGCTCGTGGTGAGAAGATGAGAAAGAAAGGTGAAAAAGGAGCTCCAACAGATGACCAAATTAAAAGAGCTCAAGAAGAATGTTGTGCAGAATGTTTAGGATACTATGACCATCAACTTACAGAGGCAGAATATCAAGGTAAGAAAGTCACTTTAAATGACCCTATAAGGACATCAGAGAACCCTAACAAGAAGTTTAAAGTATATGTGAAGAATGAGAAGGGTAAGGTTGTGGTAGTTCGATTTGGAGACCCTAAGATGGGTATAAATCGTGATAACCCAGAAAGAAGAAAGTCATTCAGAGCAAGACATAATTGTGCAGACCCAGGCCCTAAATGGAAAGCAAGATATTGGTCATGTTATCAGTGGAGAGCTAGTGCAAAAGTGGATAACTAAACTCTGGGGTTGGATAAAAACTGCATTCTGGTGGTTTATAGATTTATTCAGAACTAGATACGAAATCACTGTATCTTTTAATAAAGAATGGGGTGATGCAGATGACAGAACCTACATTGCTAAAAAACTTCACAAACAAAAAGAGAAACATCTCAAATTCACAAATGAAGATAATGAGGTGATTGAGTATCGTAGTGCAGCTGGACTAAACTACATAATAAAGGAACTATAATGATAGAAAAGATAATTGCAGAAAATATTGGTTGTGACCAAGAGATGATAAAAGATAACTCAAATTTTGTAGAAGATTTGGGTGCAGACTCACTTAACATTGTTGAGTTAGTAATGGGAATAGAAGAACATTTTGATATAGAAATCCCAGATGAAGATGCAGAAACACTACATACTGTTGCAGATTTAAAACAGTATATTAAGGATAATTCATAATGCAACAAATGTTAATTGGAATTATATTGGTACTAGGATTAGGTTCTTACTACCTTTATACCCAAAATCAAGTATTAAGTGCAAACAACCTTGCACTTGAAGGTGCAGTTGCAGAACAACAAGCAGCTATGGAAGTTATGAAAGAGTCTTACGAAAGACAAGGTAAAGCTCTAAATAATCTTGCATCAAGAAATGCACAAATAGAACAAGAGATGAACTCATATCTTGATATTTTTAGAAGACATAATTTAAACCAACTTGCAATTGCAAAGCCAGGAATGATTGAAAAGAGAGTCAATGATGCCACACAGCAAGTTTTTGAGAGTATAGAAAATGACAGTAAAGAATTGGACTCATTGGACGACATTACTACTGATATCAACCCTAACAATTAGTGGTTGTTCCTTATTACCAAATAAGAAAGTAGAGATTGTTTCCAAACCATTAGAAATAGATATAATGCAACCTACAATGCCTAGGAACATTGATTTAAAAGAACCTAGATTTTATGTTGTATCAGAAGCAAAAATTGCTAATCCATGCAACAAAAACGAAGAAGGTAAAAGACCTAGAACCAAACAAGAAGATGGTACTTGGGTATGTGATTTAGGTAAAGAGAATCCAGATTGGCCAGAAGATTACACATATCTTGACAGGTTTATGGATGACATGAAAAAGATGAACAATGGTGATGTTGTATTTGTTGCAATGTCAATCAGTGATTACGAACTTATGTCATATAACATGCAAGAACTACGAAGATACATCAGAGAAGTACAAGAAGTGGTGGTTTACTACAGAAATGTGACCATCAAAAACCCAGATGGAACAACATCAGAAGGTAAAGCTGCAGTCATAGAAAAACAATAAAACCAATGTCTATATATTCGTAAGAGAGAACGAATATTACCTTGACAAATCCCAAAACTATAGTATTATAAGTATATGTCTTTGTGGATTGATAAAAAATACCTTAAATTAGTTTCTCCTCGTTTGAGAAATGGTAAATGGAAAGATGATAAACTTTTCAACCACTCTTGTACTTACTGTGGAGATAGTTCCAAGAATGAATTAAAGGCAAGAGGGTATCACTTCATATATAAAGATACCTATGTCTATAAGTGTCATAATTGTGGTCATTCTACTAATATAGGTATCTTTCTCAAAGACCACGATGATATGTTGTACAAACAATGGGTCATGGAAAAGTTCGGTAAGAAGAACGATACCAGACCAGTTGCACAACAGAACATGACTTTTGAACCACCAAAGTTTAAATCCAACCCACTTGCAAAGTATCCTAAAGCAGAAGATAGTCAATTATGTATTGATTATTTGACTCAAAGAGAGATACCAAAAAAATGGTGGAAAGATTTCTATTTTGTAGAGAAATCACAAAGTCTAGATTCAATAAATTATAAGTATAATAAGAGAGTTTTAGGAAACGACCCAAGACTTGTTCTACCTTTCTATGATAGACAAAAAAATCTCATAGGTCTTACTGGTAGGGCATTAAACGATTCACAGCTAAGATATTTAACATTAAGATTCGATGAAGAAAAACCACTTATTTTCAATCTCGACAAAGTTGATTTCAACAAACCTCTTTATGTTGTTGAAGGGCCGATTGACTCTTTGTTTTTGGACAACTGCATTGCAGTCGCAGGTTCAGACTTTTCCAAAGTGACCAATGAAATAAGTAGAAGTAATTCTACTCTTATTTTTGATAATGAGCCAAGGAATAAAGAAATCATCAAGAAGATGAGGTCTATGGGTGAACAGGGATATAATGTATGTGTCTGGCCAGAAACAATAACAGAAAAGGATATTAATGATATGGTACTCAATCGGATACCAGACATCGTTGATGTGATTAGAGAAAATACTTTGCAAGGATTATCATTAAACCTTGCAATTAATAACTGGAGTAAAGTATAGTGAATGGTAATGGATTAAGTATCATAAAGAGGGATGGGTCAAAAGAAAAGTTAAACCTAGATAAGATTCACAAAATGGTTGAAGCTGCATGTAAAGGTATCAATGGAGTTTCGGCATCACAAGTAGAAATGAGTGCAAATTTGTCGTTCTATGATGGAATGACAACTCAAGAAATACAAGAGACATTGATAAAGTCTGCATCTGATTTAATATCATTAGATGCACCAAACTATCAATATGTTGCATCAAGATTATTGTTATTTGCAATTAGAAAAGATGTATTTAACACCAAGTGGAAAGACAGTAAAATCTATCCACCACTAAAAGACATTGTAGAAAGAAATATAAAACATGGTGTTTATGATAAAGGTTTAAAAGGTTATTATGATGATGATGAATGGAACAAATTAAATTCCTATCTAAATCATAACAGAGACATGTTGTTTGCATACGCAGGTCTCCAACAAGTTGTGGACAAATATCTTGTTCAAGATAGGTCAACTGGTAAGTTGTATGAAACTCCACAGTTTATGTATATGTTAATTAGTGCAGTCCTATTTAAGGACTACCCAAGTGAGACGAGGTTAAATTATGTTAAAAAGTATTACGACGCGATTAGTCAATTTAAAATCAATATACCTACCCCAGTTATGGCAGGGGTTAGGACTCCTCTTCGACAATTTGCTTCATGTGTTTTGGTTGACACTGATGACACTTTGTCAAGTATTTTTTCTAGTGACATGGCTATTGGTAGGTATGTTGCACAGAGGGCTGGAATTGGTATTAATGCTGGTAGGATTCGTGGAATCAATTCTAAAATTAGGGGCGGAGAAGTCCAGCACACTGGAGTTATCCCTTTCCTCAAGAAATTTGAATCCACAGTCAGATGTTGTACACAAAATGGTGTTAGGGGTGGAAGTGCTACTGTCCACTTCCCAATCTGGCATCAAGAAATTGAAGACATACTTGTCCTCAAAAACAATAAAGGGACAGAAGATAATAGAGTCAGAAAACTCGACTACTCAATCCAGTTAAGTAAATTATTTTATGAACGATTTATCAATGACGAAGATATCACTCTCTTTTCTCCTCACGATGTGCCTGACCTCTACGATGCATTTGGAGAAGATAAGTTTGATGAACTTTACGAAAAGTACGAGAGAGCATATTCAATCCCTAAAAAGAAAGTAAATGCCAGAACACTGTTTATGGACATGCTCAAGGAAAGAGCAGAGACAGGAAGAATCTATATTCAGAATATTGACCATAGTAATAGTCATAGTTCATTCTTGGATAAGGTGAACATGAGTAATCTATGTCAAGAGATTACATTACCTACAACTCCTATTCAACATCCAGATGATGAAGAAGGAGAGATTGCACTTTGTATTTTATCTGCAATTAATGTAGGTTCAATTAAATTAGACGAACTTGATGACCTTTGTGATATTGCAGTTCGTGGATTAGATGAACTAATTGATTATCAGAAATATCCAGTAAAGGCTGCAGAGGTATCTACTAAAGCAAGAAGAAGTTTAGGTATAGGATACATTGGTCTTGCACATTATCTTGCAAAGAATAAAGTTAAGTATGATGAAAAACAAGCACATGAGTTAGTTCATGAACTTACAGAAAAGTTTCAACATAGTTTATTGAAAGCATCTGCTCAACTTGCATCAGAAAAAGGTGCATGTGAATGGTTTGACAGAACAAAGTATGCAAAAGGAATATTACCTATTGACACTTACAAAAAAGATGTTGATGAAATAGTTCCACATAAACTAAAAGAAGATTGGGAGAAGTTAAGAACAGTAATATCTGTTCATGGATTAAGACATTCAACTTTGTCTGCACAGATGCCGTCAGAGTCCTCTAGTGTCGTTTCTAACGAGACTAATGGAATAGAACCACCAAGAGATTATCTTTCTATTAAGAAATCAAAGAAAGGGCCATTGAAACAAATAGTTCCATCATATCAAATGTTGCAAAACTTTTACACACTTTTGTGGGATATGGAAGACAATGATGGATATATAAAAGTAGTATCTGTAATGCAGAAGTTCTTTGACCAAGGCATTAGTGGTAATTGGTCTTATAATCCAGAAAACTATGAAAACAATGAAGTACCATTATCACTTATGGCAACAGACTTATTGAAAACATATAAATATGGATGGAAGACATCTTATTATCAAAATACATATGATATGAAAACAGATGAAGTAATTGAGGTTCAAGATGAACCACTTCCTATACAGGAAGATATAGAAGATGAGGATTGTGAGGCATGCGCCATATAAAATTTGCAAGAAGAACTAACGAAGAAAACGAAAAAAGAAAGATTAAAACTTCTGAATTTTTTCAAAAAGAGAAACAAAGAATCAAAGAAAGTTATGTAAACTTCAATGAAACTGCAAGAAAAGAAATCTTTAATCCAGATACAGACCATCCAGAGGATGCACCAGAAATAACTAAAGAAGGTTATTCATTTGCAAAAAATAGATTTTTTGTTGCAAGAAACTTTTTTGAAAAAACACATATTGATTGGACTTATCATATGTTTAAGTTTCAAGAACAAAGAAAACAATATTATCGTGAAGAACATATTATAGGTGATAATTTTGATGATAAAGGTAAAGGATTAGATACATTTGTAAGTAGAGGAATGCCATTTCCAAACTATGGTGAAACAATTCTTTTAATGTATCAAAAGAAGATAGAAGAATTATTTGGTGTTAGATTAGTTCCCACATATTCATATGGTAGAACTTACGATAGACACTCAAGATTGTTAAGTCACACTGATAGACCATCATGTGAATTTAGTGCAACCTTCCCTATCTCATATAATACTGATGATAACAAGCCATGGACAATATGGGTTCGTAATGACATGAACTATTGTGGAATGGCAAATGAAGACTCATGGAATTTAACAATGGGAAATCCTTTTGACGAAAGAGAAAATTGTATTCCAGTAGAATTAGAGCCAGGTGATGCATTATTCTATCAAGGAAGTAATGTAATACATTGGAGAGAAAGACTTGCTGGAGAAAGTGCAAGACAAATCTTTATACATTACTTACATAAAGATGGCCCAATGTATAGAGATTTTCCAGAACTTGCATTTGATGGAAGACCTTCAATTTATCATGGGACAGGAAGTAAAACAGGAAGAATGTGGGAAGATGCAAACAACTTCTTACAGAACAAAAAGAACTACTGGAGATATGGAAACTCTGCATTGACAGACCCAATCACAGGTAAACCATGTGCAAAAGGTTATAAAAAATATGAGTAAAGTATTTAATAGAAACAAAGTAAATTTTTTAAAGAATCCAATCTTTTTTGGAGAGGAACTTAATACCCAACGATATGACGATTTTAAATATCCGATTTTCGATAAACTCACACAAAGACAACTTGGGTATTTCTGGAGACCAGAAGAAGTTTCTCTTCAAAAAGATAGGAACGATTACAATGAATTAAGTAAAGCACATAAACATATCTTTACTAGTAATCTAAAGTATCAAACACTTTTAGATTCAGTTCAAGGTAGAGGCCCTGCAACTGCATTACTACCCTTCTGTACTCTTCCAGAGTTAGAGGGATGTATCATTGCATGGGACTTTATGGAAACTATCCATAGTCGTTCTTATACTTACATGATAAAGAATCTGTATTCAGACCCAACAAAAGTATTTGATACAATTCTAGATGATGAGAAAATCATTGCAAGAGCAGAGTCAGTGACAAAAAGATATGATGAGTTCATTGACTATGCACAGAGATATAGTTTAGGATACAAGAAAGATGAATATGAACTTAAGAAAAGATTATATCTTGCATTGATAAGTATCAACATACTTGAAGGTATTCGTTTCTTTGTATCATTTGCATGTACTTTTGCATTTGGTGAAATGAAAAAGATGGAAGGTTCTGCAAAGATTATCAGTCTGATTGCAAGGGATGAGGCACAACATCTTGCAATTACTCAACACATTCTAAAGTGTTATCAGAACCAAGAGAAAGATAAAGTAATGTTGAAGGTTATGAAAGATTGTGAACCAGATGTTTACCAGATGTATGAAGAGGCAGTTGCAGAAGAGAAAGATTGGGCAGAGTACTTATTCATGCATGGAAGTATGTTAGGATTATCAACACCATTATTAAGTGCATATGTTGAGTATATTGCAAATAGAAGACTTCGTGCAATTGGTTTGAAACCTATATATGATGTATCAAGTAGAACAAATCCATTGCCTTGGACACAACATTGGTTGACATCAAAAGGTCAACAGAATGCACCTCAAGAGACAGAGATTGAGTCTTATGTTATAGGTGGAATTAAACAAGATATTAAAGAAGATACATTTACAGGATTTAAATTATGATAGAAATTTGGAGTAAACCATCATGTCCTTATTGTGTAAAAGCAAAAAACTTATGTGAACAACAAGGGTATGAGTATAAGTATTATATGTTAGATGAGGACTTCACTAGAGAAGAACTCTTTGAGATATTCCCAACTGCAAGAACTTTCCCTCAAATAAAAATTGATGGGGAATCAATTGGTGGATATGACCAATTACATAAATGGCACGAGACTGATTGGAACGAAAAATAAAAGGAGAATAGTCATGCATGACCCAGACTATGTGCAGAATTTTTACTGCATGGAATGTGGTGGAGAAGGTGACATTGAACATGAAATGGGTGATGGATATGAAGTTAAATATTGTCCCTTTTGTGGTTCAGAACTACAAATAGAAGATGAGTTTGACATCAATGAAGAACTAGAATTTGATTAATAAATAATTTATATTATGAAACCACAAAGTGCAAAAGCAAAAGGTAGAAACTTACAGAAATGGACTCGTGAGAGACTCATTGAAGAATTAGATATCCATCCAGAAGATATCAAATCTACTTCAATGGGTGCTGGTGGTGAAGATGTCATCATGGCAAGAGCTGCAAGAGAAAAGTTTCCATATTCTATTGAATGCAAAAATCAAGAAAAACTAAATGTTTGGTCTGCCTATGACCAAGCAGAATCCAACTCTGGAAACTACGAACCACTCGTAGTTATTAAAAGAAATCGTCAAAAACCTCTGGTCGTTCTAGATGCAGAGTACTTCATGAAATTACATAAGGGGCTGTAGCTCAGTAGGGAGAGCGACTGGTTTGCATCCAGTAGGTCGTAGGTT